GATGCCGAGCGCGAAATTCGCAACCACGACGCCGACCTGTACGATGTGACCGGCGATCTGGTCATCTACGGTGAGTATTACATTCGCATCGACGCTGACGGCGACGGCATCAACGAGTTGCGCCGCATCTGCACCATGGGGCAGAACCACACCATCGTCGATGATATCGTGGCGAACAGCGTCGATATCGCGGTGTTCGGTCCGGACCCCCGCCCCCACACTCTGGTGGGGGATAGCATCGCCGAACTGGTGATGGACATCCAGAAGATCAAGACCAACATCCTGCGCGGATCGCTGGACAGTCTGGCGCAGTCGATCTTCCCCCGCACGGTCATCAACGAAATGGTGACGAACGTTGACGACGCCCTCAGCACCGATCTGGGGGCCGTCATCCGCACCAAGGGTGACCCGCAGACTTCCGTCTTCGCCCTCACCACCCCGTTTGTCGGGGAGCAGGCCTTTTCGATGCTGGCCCAGATGGACGGGGTTCGCCAGTCCCGCACCGGCATTTCGGAGGCCTCCAAGGGGGTCGATCCGAGGGCTCTGCAGTCCACCAACGTAGTCGGCATCGATGCCATCGTCTCCGGGGCGCAAGAGCGCATCGAACTGATCGCTCGGGTGCTGGCTGAAACCGGCATGAAGCGCCTGTTCAAGGGGATGCTTCGCGAAGTTATCAATAACCCCAACGAGGAAGAGACGGTCCAGTTGCGGGGCAAGTGGGTTAGCGTCAACCCATCCCTGTTCGACCCCAACATGCGGGTCACGGCCAACCCCACCCTCGGCAAGGGCTCCGATACTACCCGGCTGCAGGCGCTGATGGAAATCAAGAACGCTCAGACGGCCATTGTTACTACGTTCGGCATCGGAAACCCGGTGGTGGGGCCAAATGAGCTTCGAAACACAATCGTCGATATTGCGGCGCTGGCTAACATCAAAGATGTTGAGCGCTATTTCAAGCCGATCACTCCAGAACTCGAGCAGCAGATACAAGCGGCTCCGAAAGAGCCGGCACCCGAAATGGTGATGGCGCAGGCGGCGATGGAGAAGGTCAAGTCGGATACCGCCGCCAAGATCGCGGATACCAACCGCCACTACGACACCATCGATCAGGCCGACGATTTCAAGCGGGACAAGCTCGCCATCGACAGCCTAATCCAGCTGGCCACCCTCGCCAAAGAAGACCCGTCGACCGCCTCCGACAACATCGCGCGGTTCGTCTGGCCCATCATACAGGGTCACAACCCCATCAAGGCGGTCCAGCGGGTGCCGGGATTGCCCCCGCAGGTGGTTCCCCCACCCGCACCGCCGACCACTAGTGGGCCTATGGGGTCATGATGGGCCGGGAGGAACACGCCGAGCTAGCGGCGGACGCGGTGGACTTGAAAAATTCCTCCGCGTTTAGCGTTGCGTTCAAGCAACTGCATGACCAGTATGTTCAGGAACTCATAGCCGCCCCTGTGGGGGACTTGACTTCCCGCACGGCGCATGCTAAGCTGAAGGTGCTGGAAGATGTAAAGGGCTCACTGGAGTCCATCATCACCGAAGCGAAATTCAGGGCAAGGAAAAACCAATGAGCATCGATAAAGCCGCCTCGGCCTTCGACGCCGCCATCAATGGCAGCACATCCGGGGGTAATGACGGGTCCGTGGACGCCGATTTCTCGGATATCTTCCAGAATATGGGCGCGCTCGAGAATGCGGACGAGCCCGCAGGCGGCGACGACTCCCCCTTGCCGGGTACGTCCAAGCAGGTTGCCGTGCGCGACAATACGCGCACCCCTGCCGAACTGGATGATGACGATCCCGAGGCGTTCATGTACTCCGATGGTGACGCCCAGCGCGCCATCGAGGGCACCGACGACGGGTCGCAGGATCAGGGCGACGATGAAGAGGGCGGCGACGAGCTCGAGGAAGGGGATATCGACCCCAACATCGCTGTCGTGGTCAAGGTGGACGGTGTCGACAAGACCGTCACCATTCGCGAGGCGATCGACGGCTATATCCGGACGGACACTTTCCACACCCGGATGAACAAGGTCGAAGAAGCCAAGGTGCTGATCCAACAGGAAGCTGGCAAGCTGCTGGAGGATCGGAAGAGGGCCTTGGCGATGATCGACGAACTGGGGGAGAGCCTTTCGGAGCTCCTCCCGGCCGAGCCGAACTGGGACGAGCAGTATCGCGTCGACCCCGTCAAGGCGCGGGCTCTGCAGAAGGACTACGAGACTTTCGTGGGCAGGTTGCAGAACCTCGCCAAGCGTCGGCAGGACCTCGTTGCCCAAATGCAGGCGGCGGACGCCGAGGGTATGAAGGCTTATGCGGCGGCGGAGGAACTCAAGGTTCTGTCCAACCCGTTCATGAAACATTGGGCGGACCCCAAGATGAAGGAGAAGGACCTCAAGTCGATGGTCCAGACCCTCAAGGTGGCGAAGTTTACCGACCAAGAAATTGCCGGAGTATTTGACTCCCGAATGCTCGAGGTAGCTCTGAAGGCTTCCAAATACGATCGCATGACAGCGAACCGTCCGAAGCCTTCGCAAAGGGGGAAAACACCAGTCAATCCCGGTGCGGGAAGCCGAGGCACGGCACCAAGGGGTATTGTACGGGCAACCCAGCGTCTCCAGCGTTCTGGCTCAGTGCAGGACGCCGGGGAAGTTTTCACACACCTTATCCAGAAAGGATAGCATCGTGGCCAAGGTCACCAATGCTCTCACTACCTATGGTGTCGTGGGGAACCGTGAGGACCTCTCGAACGCCATCTACAACATCGACCCGTTCGACACCCCCATCATGTCGATGGCTCGTCGGCGCAACGTCAAGGCCCGCCAGTTCGACTGGCAGACCGAAAACCTGCCCACGGTCGACCTCAGCAATGCGCAGCTCGAAGGCTTTGCCCTCGCGCCCACCGTGTCGCAGCCGACTGTTCGCCTGACCAACGTCACCCAGATCTCGAAGCGCGATGCGACCGTCTCCGGTTCGCAGGAGGCTTCGGATGCGGCTGGCAAGGGCAGCGAGATGGGCCACCAGATGGCTCTCAAGTCCAAGGTGCTCAAGAGCGACATCGAAGCCATCATGTGCAGCCGACAGGCTCGTGCAGACGGCGACGACTCGACCGCGCGCACCACGGAAGCCATCTGCCACTACATCGCCCGTGGGCGTGACCGTAACAACACGCAGGGCACGGCTGTGGTGGGTTACACGACCGGCCTCCCGACTGCCTCCACCGACGCTTTCGCTGCGGTGGCCTCCGGCAATCAGCTGGTTCTGACCGAAGTCATGGTGGGCGACGCCATGCAGACGGCCTACAACAACGGCGCCAATCCGACGATGTTCATCGTTCCCCCGGCGATCAAGCGGACTGTTTCGACCTTCAAGGGCCGTACCAGCACGCAGGTTCTCGTCGGCAAGACCGAAGTCGTCGGCACCGTCGACATCATCGCGACCGACTTCGGCCGTATCAAGGTGATGCCGTCCCGTTGGCTTGCTACCGACACGGCGCTGCTGCTCGACCCGAACTACATGGCCCTCGGCTACTTCCGTAATTTCCGGCAGTACCCGCTCGCCAAGACCGGCGACGCCGAAGTCCGCATGATCCTCGCGGAATGGGGTGTCGAGATGCGCAACCCGATGGCGCACATCCTGTTCAACGGCGTCAAGCAGGGCGACGTCGTCGGCTCGTAATACTGGCTCCAAGTCAGTGGGGGCGGCATTTCGGTGCCGCCCCTTTCTCAAACCCCCAAGGACAGTCGTCGTGGCCAAACCCGTTTTGCCTGAAATCCGTCAAGGTATTGAAGGGCAGGAGGGCGTCGTCTTCTATGCGTACGATGACGCCGACCCGTCCTACCCCAAGCGCCGGTTGACGGCGACTACCAAAATTCGTGGCACCATCACCATCGGGGCGGGTCACACCGGCTCCGATGTCAAGTGGAACACCGTGTGGTCCCAGACGAAAGTCGACGCCGCACTTGACGCCGATCTGGGCGCGGCCGAAGAGGCCTGCGACCGGGTGGTAACGGTTCCCATCAACGACTGGGAACGCGGCGCGATCGTCGACATGATGTTCAACAACGGCATCGCGGCCATCTCCAAGTCGACGATGATCAAGAAGCTGAACAATGGCGACTACAACGCCGTCCCCACCGAAATGGCTAAGTGGATACACACCAAGATTGACGGCAAGACGGTCGTCAGCAAGGGTCTGGTCGCTCGGCGTGCATTCGACATGGCCCTGTGGTCCCATGGTGCGGCCTCCAGCCCGTCAGCCGTGGCCACCCCGGTTCCCCCGGCGTGGGTCAGCAAGGAAAATGTCGCTGCCGCCACGCCCCTCATTTCGGGGGTTCTTGCGGCGGCATCCGGCCCCGGCCCCCTTCAGTGGGCTCTGGCCGCCATCTTCGTGATCGCCGGGGCAGCTGCGGCGTATCTGTTCGTGCAACATCGGGTCAACCCCAAGTGAGCCTGATCATTAAGCTCCTAGCGGGAGCAAAATTTTATTTGATCGCGGCAGCGGGCGTCATCGCTGCGGCGGCAGTCGCATATCTCCAAATTCGGAAGGACGGGGAAAATGCAGTTATTGCCGAACAAGCCAAGGCTCGTGAAGCCCAACAGGCTCGGTATGACAAAATCGATTCTGAGCCTCCTGATCTTGACGCTGCCATTGAGCGCATGCGTCAGCGATCTGGGACCGACGCTAAGCGGTCCGGTTCTTAGCGTCCCGCCCCCGGCCGTCGTCACTGCCTTGACCCACGTCGCACACAAGGACCCGTCTGCAGCAGCTTGGTTTATCGATCTCGATAACTACTACCGCAAGACGGGTCGCTAAATGCCTACGGATAGCGTCGTGATACGCGAGATGTTGGCAACCCTCACTGCCAACATGGCGGGAATGCGTAGGGAAATGGACCTCCACCGTCTGGATTTCGCTGAGGCGAAGTCGGACGACCGGAACAGCCGGGCCGCGATGCGGGACAACATGGAGGAACTGGTAAGCCGTGTTGGCAAGCTCGAGACTTCCGTGGCGGTCATCGGCAAGGTGATGGCGCAGGATCGGGACGCCACTGCAGCAAACACCGAGGCTCTCCAGACTATCACCCCAACGGTGGATCAATGGCATCGCATGGTTCGCACCGGGTATGGTATCGTGGGGCTGTTGGGCCTCGGCGGCATCAGCCTAGGGGCGGGTATCGTGTGGTGGAGCGACCACATCGTTGCATTCCTGCGGTGGGTACTCCGCATTCAGTAGTAACTTGACAGGGGCCACCGCGTGTGGTATTCTCATGGAGCATATTACGGTATACCGAAACGCCGACGGAATTCGTCGGACAATGGTTTCGGAAAGCGAACAGCCGGGCGTCATCAAGGTTTTTACCCAGATTGACGTTGAAGGGGTGATCGAGAGCAATAAGATCGCCAGGGAATTGCAGCCCGTCAGAGCCACCAATAGGTTGCTCGCCAAGGGCGTGCCAATGACCGTCGTGGAACAATCCATCCGCGAGCAGTGGGACGACAGCGACTGGAAGAAGTGGCTGAACGATCCTGATAACGCCGCGTTTAGGATTTGGCCGGGTCGGGTATGAACCTCGCAGATTTCATCGTCAGCATTCGTGGGTGGACCGGCTTCTCCGATCCGGACGTCAACACTGACGCCCAGATCACCGGCTGGTTGCGGATGGCCGAGGAGCGCATTTCCGAGGAACTGCGCTGCAGCGATATGGTGCAGATCGACACCGGTCTGATCACCGCCAACCGCGTGAAGCTGCCCCCGGATTGGCGGGCCAGCACTTTCATCCGGGTTCTGGCCCCGAGCGTCGGCAACGGCATCCTGTCGTATAAGCCGATCAACGACTATTACCAGTCCAGCGAGCCGGTGGGGTTCTATACCGTCTCCGGCCTCAACATGATGGTCGGCGGTACCCCCGATCTGGTGAACGGCAAGACCGTCGAAATCCACTACTTCGGCGACGTTCCGCCGCTGGGGGTGTTCGACGGCGACACTGACCCCGGCACATGGTTGTCCAACCGGTACCCGCGCCTCTTGACGGCAGCGACGATGTCGGTGGCTTCCATGGGCCTCGTCGAGGATACCCGCGCGGTGACTTGGGAAACCGAGGCCACCAACCGGATCGGCACAATGAACGCAGAATACTTGGCTTCGAAGGCGGCGGGCTCGAAGCTCTCCCGCCGCGTTGGAGGATTTGGCTGATGGGCGCTCTGGCAGCGAAAGGGGAGCAGCTGGCTCTCACCGGCCTTTTGGCCACGGTCTACGTGTCGTTGCACACGGCAACGGCGGCTGCCGGGGCGAACGAGATTACCGGCAATGCCTACGCGCGCGAGTCCGCCGCGTTCACGCAGACCGGCAGCGACCCGACCACGGCAGCCAACAGCGCTATCGTGACGTTCCCGACCGCCACCGGATCGTGGGGCACCATTACGGACTTCGCGTTGTGGGACGCCTCGACGGCGGGCAACCTTTTGGGGTACGGTACCCTTTCGGCGAGCAAGATCGTCGGTCTGAATGACGTCGTGCGCTTCCTTGCGGGCGCACTCACGGTGACGATGAACTAAGATGTCCGGGGATGGTTTCTACAACAGCGGTGACTACGGCACTGACCTCTACAGCGCCGCTAGCTTCATCGAGATTGCGGGAACCATTGATGGGGCTTCGGGACTGGCTGCCAACTTGGCGGGGCTGTTTACGGCGGTGGGCACCATCGTCGTCGCACCAACGGTTGCGGCAGCCGGTAACACTTCGCAGTCGTTGGCGGGCACCATCGCTGTCGCACCGGTTCCGGCCGGGGTGCTGACGGGCCAGTGGTCGGCCTCCGGGGTGGTAGCGGCCACGGAACAGGTGCAAGGGGACCTGCAGCTTCGGATCAATCTGGCGGGCTCCATTTCGGTGGCCCCCGCTATTGCGTCGGCGCTACAGGGTGTGTTCAATCTGGATGGGGCGATCGACGCCGCGTCGGGTGCAGCTGGAAACGCAATGGCTGGCCCGCAGTGGAATGTCGACCCCGACGAAAATGACGAGTGGGGCTCGGTGCTCGCCCCCGATGGTGGCTGGACCCCGGTCACCATAACTGCTGGAGATTTCGATGGCTGATACAACGACGACTACCCTCGGCCTCGTCAAGCCGGAAGTTGGGGCCTCCAACACCACGTGGGGTGGCAAGCTCAACACGAACTTCGACACCATCGACACCGCGATTGCCGATCTGCAGACCGGTGCGAACGAACACGGGTTGACCCTGAAAGCCACGCCGGTCGGGGCCGACGAGTTCGCCATCACCGACAGCGCAGCGTCGTTCGTAGCCAAGAAGACCACACTCACCGATTTGTTCGGGGCGGTCTGGACGGCCCTCGGCGGGCTGGTCGCGGCGGGTACCAACAAGGCAACGCCGGTTGCTGCCGACAAGATCGCCGTCGCGGATAGTGCGGCCAGCAATGCGACGAAATATTCCACGCTGACCCAGTTGTGGACCGGGTATTTCAAGGGTGTGGCTGACGCGCTGTATCTGGCATCGACGTCCTACACCGCCGCCGACGTTCTTACCAAGATCAAGACAGTCGATGGGTCGGGTTCGGGCCTCGACGCCGACACCGTGGACGGCATCCATGCAGCCACCTTCTATTCCGCTAGCAACCCACCCCCGTCGAGTGGTCAGCCAGTCCCGTCAAGTACGTCATTCGCCGTTGGTACATTCACGGTGCTGTACAATGCGTCGGGAAGCGCGATTGCATCCGGGGCCAGCGTTGCTGGTTCCGTTTTGCAAACCACTGTTTGGGTTTCTGGCGTGTCTAACACAGCCGTGACCGTCCCCGGTACGTGGAAGCAATTGAGCGGCGCATCGCTCGGCAGTGCGTGGTCTGGTTATTTCGTGAGGACAGCATAAAATGAAACTGATCTCTGTCGACGCCGCTGCCCACACCGCACTTGACGGTGTGCTAACACTGGTCATCACTGCTGACCTCGACGATGGCGCTGGGCCGCAGTCGCTGCCCTACGGCTGGATCGTCGGCGATCCCCATGGGCTCGGGCCGCAGGTCGATGCATGGATGGCAGCGCACCCGGATTTCCCGATCGCGGCCTATGTCGCGCCGGTTATTCCCCCGGCACAAATCGACGACGAAACCAATCGTCGCATGACGGCTGCCACAGCCGACGCGATGATGCGGTTGCAAGTCCTTGGTACCCCCATCCCCGACGCCGTTAAGACGGCGGCGCAAGCCATCGACGCCCGTGGAACTGCACTCAAGGCCATGGGCCCGATACCGGCAGACTATGCCGACGACAAGTACTGGTCCTAACCGAGAAGGTTTGAAAATGAAATACGCTGTTTTGTTGGTCGCACTGACGATGACGCTGCTGTCCCCCGGCGTGGTGATCGCGAAAGCACACCACACGCCGATGGCCGCACCCATCGAATGTCACGGCAACTTCAACTGCCTGCACCCCGGCTTCGTCGCAGCAGTGAAGGAAGCTCGAAATACCATCACTTCGTGGCAGTTCCCCCACGAGAGTAATCGGCCGCGCGCCTGCACGACTGCCCTCTCCTGCCCCCCGCGAGGGTAATCGGCCACGCAATGGTTCCCCTCGATATCCCACCCGGCGTCGTAAGCGCCCCCACCAAGGCCAAGGCTTCCTCCAATTGGAGGGAGACGAACCTTATCCGGTGGGCGGACAAGCTTATGCTCCCTATCGCTGGGTGGGAGCCTTTCGGCTACGCTGCAACGTCGTCCTCGGTGCGCGCCGTGCATCGTTGGGTTGACAACAGCGGGAACGCGTGGGTCGCGTATCTGTGCGACGACAACATCTACGTGGAAGTCGACGGAGCCCTCGTCAGCATCAACCCTACCGTTCCGCTCGCCGCCCCCTCTGCCAGCTTCGCAGCGGGTGGCTATGGTGACAATGTGTTTAACTACGGCGACTTCGGTACCGCCCGCCCCGATGTGCTGGGTCGTAAACGCAATGGTGGCGCGTTCACCCTAGACAACTGGGGCGAAAATCTAATCATCATGTCTAGCTACGACGGACGCTTGTTGGAGTGGGTTCCTAATCTGACCCCTGCCCCGGCCGCCACCGTGCTTAACTCCCCTTCTGGGAACACCTTTCTAGTTACCCCCGAGCGGCACATCATCGTGTTCGGCAGCGGTGACGACGCGGTGCAGTGGTGCGACAAAGAAGACAATACCAACTGGGACTTTGCAGACGTCGCCAGTGAAGCGGGCTCCCTCCCGGTCGAGCCCCGCGCGCCCATTTTCGCTGCTGCCAAGATCAATGACATCGGCAATGTGTTCTTCACATCCCGGTTTGTCTATCTGACCTCGTATCTCGGCCTGCCCTACATCTACAACTTTGATGAGAAGGGCGAGGGCACCATTCCAGTGTCACCGCAAGCCATCGCCACTATTGATAATGGGGCGATCTGGTTCGGCGAAAGTGGGGTGTGGAAGTTTAATGGGGTATCGATCGAGCCGATCCCCTGCGATATCTGGGACTGGATTACCGACAGGATCGGATGGGACGAGGCACGCAACTACGCTTGCACGATCCACCTGCCGTCCAAGTCGGAAGTGTGGTTCTCGTTCCCGGCCCCTAATGGCACGACCAACAGCTACACCGCCATCTACAATTATCGTTCCGGGTGGTGGTCGATGGCCCGCATCGGTCGCACGGCGGGCTTCGCCTCCGACGCGACCACTGCCCCGATCATGGCGCTTGACACCAAGGTGTACCAGCACGAGAGCGGGGCTCTATACCCCGACTCCGAACTACCATGGGCCGAGACGTTCAACCTGAACGCCTACACGGGATATTACTCCCCGATCGCCAACGGCGAGGTATTCGGGACGTTTCGTCAGATGCTGCCGGAAATCAAGGGCGACGCGGCGGGGGTCAGATTTTCGCTGGCCTGCGCAAGCGAGCGCGCCCCCAACAATGACGTATATTCCCCCCAACGCCGGGTACAGCCCAACGGCAAGGTCGACTTCATGGTGACGGCTCGCGACTTCCGGTTGCGGGTCAGTTCGGTGGTGTCGCCTGTGCAAAACTGGCGCTTCGGGACTACCCTCGTGGACATCGTGCCGAGGGGGAAACAGAAGAAATGAGGACCTTCCCCCGTATCCCCAAGGTAGGCGACGACGCGCTGCAGCGGTATCTCCGCGATTTGTCGGTGACGGTGCAGAGCGAGTTTCGCGACCGGGTGCCGGACAACGTGGGTGGCCAGTTTATTCATCTGGTGTCGCCGGACGGCAGCGTGTTTTCGGTGACCGTCGCCAATGACGGAACTCTGTCCGCAACGAAGGTGCTGGGATGACCGTTCACCCGAACCGAGCGAGAGTGGACCGCGCCCTCAAGATGGGCGGGGGGTTCTTTGACTTCGAGGACATACTCTCAGCCCTCGAGAGCGGTCAAATGCAATCATTCTCCGAGAATGATAGTTGGCTGGTAACGCGGGTATGCAAGTGGCCACGAAAGACCGGCCTCGAGATTTTGTTCGCCGTGGGTAGCCTTCGCGATATCAAGGCGATGGAACCCCGTGTGATGGCCTTCGCCCGCGAGAACTCTTGCGAGGTAATGATTGCACAAGCCCGCCTCGGGTGGAGAGGTCATATGACGGATGGGTGGGAAACTACTACGTCCATCTACATCAAGGAACTTTGACATGAGCGGCGGCGGTTCCCCCCAAGTCACCAACAGCACGACGACCAACAGCATCCCGCAGTGGGTCAGCGACGCTGGACAGGCCAACTACAACAAGGCAGTCGCCATCGGCGATAAGCCCCTGAACCAGTATCAGGGTGAGACGGTAGCTCCTCTTTCGGCGGGCACCCAACAGGCTAACTCATTCCTCAACACCAACCTCAATGCCGGTGGGGCGGACCTCGCCTCGGCATCGGGGGCCTATGGAACGCTGTCCGACCCGACCAAGATGGCCTCGCAGATACAGGGGTACATGAACCCCTACGTCGATCAGGTTGTTAACAAGTCGATGTCGGCGCTGCAGGACCAGAACACGCAGTCGCTGATGGCCAATCAGGACAAGGCGATCGCTGCCAAGGCGTTCGGTGGTTCCCGTGGCGCTATCGTCGACGCCGTCACCAACGCCCAGACCAACAAGAACGCCGGTCTGCTGGCCTCGCAGCTGTACGGCGATGCCTACAACCAAGCGTCCAACACGGCGACCGGCAACCTTACGGCGGCAGCGGCGGGTTTGACGAACACCGGCAATTCGGCCGCGTCCAATAT